GGGTCGATTCCTCGCCAGCCGTCCGCGTCGGCTACCACTCCATCCAGGAGCAGCATGCAGGCGCGAACGGTAACGGGCTCCAAAAGCTCCGGTGGGTGATCACCCGCAACACGACCGAGACCCTCTCGGGCGCGGCGGCTCCGAGTCTCGCTTACGCCAACACAGGCGTGGTCGAGGTCTGGATCCATGAGCGGGCGTCCGCCGCTGAAACGGCTGACATGGTGGCGTTCGTCAAGAACTTCACTGCGTTGGCCTACTTCGCGACGAAGGTGAACACGCGTGAACGGACGTGGTGATCCTAGCCTCACGGCTTTGATTCTCCTGTCCCTGGTGATCGCGGTGACGGTTTCCGTCATCGTTGTCACTAATCGCGTGTATCCCCTTCGTAAGGACAACTCATGTTCCATGGGTCACCCCGCCTTCGGCGGTCAGCAGGAAAGAGCGAAAGAGCAATCCTTGCCAAGTGCCGTTCCGGCACCGAGCGAGGAGTAATTCTCGACCTCCTATCTGCGATGGGCACACCTCGTGCCCTGTCGGTTTGGTTGATGTACTCATCAAATGAGCATCGTCAGCTCGTAGAGCTGCAATTCGACCCCCTCCACTACCTTGATACCGATGCCGATCGTCTTCGCACCGACTATGCAGCTACCAAGCTGCTAAGTAAGTGCGCGGGTCTCGAAACTGGTATCGATGTGGACGGAGTCGCGTTGTTGGCTGCGGAAGCAGCCGAACTTCAGTGCAAACAAACCAACCACAAGTTAAGAGCATATCGCCGCGGAGTGATCCGCAATCCAGAAGAGCCCGCTTTCGTGCGAGCTCAACAGATAGTTGCGCGTGTTCTTGGACCTGTGCCGGGGTCATTCCCCGATGTTGGTTGGTCTTCGGGCCGCACCACTTCCAGTAGTGGCGCTGAGGTTAGTTCGGTCGATAAGTATGTCTCCGATCTCGACATTACGACACGTGCTCGTGTGAGGGGCCTTGCCCTTCTCCGAGACTCACCGTGGTGGGGAATGTCAGCCCTCAAGGCTGATGGTCCTGTGAGCGTCTTTCCAAAGGCGTTCACTGTCACCAGGGGGAATGTAATGCGTGTCGTCCCTAAGAACGCGAAGACTGGGCGTGTGATTTGTTTCGAACCACACGTTAACATCCGCCTGCAGCTTGCTGTGGGAGGGTATATCCGGAAGAGGCTCCTCAGAAATGGGGTTAATCTGAACGATCAGTCTATCAACCAACGCCGTGCTATGTTCGCTAGTAAGTACGGTAGTCTCGCGACTATCGACCTGAAAGCGGCCAGTGACACGATGGCGTCGGAGTTAGTCTGGGATTTGCTGCCTGTTGATTGGGCACTTCTCCTTGATGATCTCCGTTCGCACGAAACACTCTGGCCCGATGGATCCTGGCGCAAAAACGAGAAGTTCTCGTCGATGGGCAATGGATTCACCTTCGAGCTGGAGTCCCTGTTGTTC